GGTGGAGAATTAGAAAATATGCTTCCTTAGTTCTTTCTGATTTTAACGGCGATATTAAATCAAAAACAAAATCAGAAAAGATAATAAAACAGTTTAAACACTCGCTTAAGCCAATTTTCGACAATGAAGTGAATAATTTAATCACTCACCTTCAAGAGGTTTCATTGCAACTAGCTATGATTGAATATGCGAGTTTTACTCAAATATTTGGTAACGATGTAGTAAATAAAGTCGATGAAAATAGCTTAAATAGTTCACTACAAAATCGCCCACTTTCTCTAAAAAATTGGAATGGGCCATTATACCTACCTCAGTTTATCGCAGCATGGGGAATTTTAGCGCTTACTCAAATAACAAACTCTGTAACTAAAACTTTTGCAGAAAGTGGAAGTATCAGAAGCTTGGAAGGGTTGCTTTATAGCGATGAGGCAGCTGGTTATAGCGTCATTTCAAAAATTGTGAATGATTATGATGCAATTATGAGTACAGCTCTACAGCATGTGCAAAGTGTCGCGGCAACTGAGTTTTATTCAGTTAATCATGAGCTTGTCGATAAAGAAGAATTTGCTGCGATTCTTGATAGTCACACATCAGTGATATGCCGTTCACTTGATGGACTAACATATCCAGTTGGCGAAGGTCCAAGGCCGCCATTACATTTTGGGTGCCGAAGTAGAATGCTACCCGTAATTAATCAAAAGTTCATAACAACTTTAAATGAAGGGAAAGTTGATAGCTCAGTTTATGGAGAAGAAACATATTATCAATGGCTAAATCGTCAAGCTCCTAAAAGGCAGGATATTATTTTAGGCCCAACGAGAGGGGCATTATTTCGAGATGGCGGTTTAACGCCTGAGCAGTTTGCAAAACTTCAATTACACAAGAATTTTAAGCCCATGACACTCGAAGAAATGAAAAAAGTTATACCTGATGCTTTCGAGCGGGCAGGATTAAATTAATAACACACTAACAGGCCCATTATGATGGGCTTTTTAACAACTATGGATTTGCGATCCGAACATTTAACCAGAGGTTTTAAATGCTGAAATTTAAATTAACAAAAGATGAGTTTGATTCAATAGAAGGTGCTCAAAAAGAAATGTATACCGAGACGGCTAACGGTTATCAATTAGCCATTGACGGATTGCCAGATGTAACAGGATTAACCAAAAAGGTTGAGGAGTTATTGGGTGAGAAGAAAACAGAGCAAGAAAAACGCAGAGCGGCAGAAGAAGAAGCAAAGAAATTTGCGGAGGAGCAGGCGCGTAAAAAGGGAGATATCGACACTCTAGAAAAAAGCTGGCAAGAAAAGCTACTAACTAGGGAAAAAGAACTAACCGAGCAAATCAAAGATCGTGATAGCCGTTTACATACTCTTCTTGTCGATAACGAAGCTCATCGGTTAGCAACCTCGCTCGCTGGCGATTCAGCAGATTTAATATTGCCCCATATCAAAGCTCGACTAGCTGTTGAAGATGGCAAGACTCGTGTTCTAGATGCTAATGGTAAGCCGTCCGCATCAACGTTAGAAGATTTAAGTAAAGAGTTTCAAAGTAATAAGTTATTTGCGCCAGTAATTATTGGCTCAAGAGCTAGCGGAACTGGTGGCGATGCTGGCAAAAAAAATCCAAATGCTGGAGGCGATGGACAACAACCAAATAAGCACGAAAATCCAATGGTTGCACGTGCTCGTGAAATTTTATCTCAAAAACAGGAATAATTATGACATTACATATTTTTCAACAACAAGTATCAACTGCGGCTACTGAGTTAGTGGCACAATCAGTACAAGAGTTTAATGCTGCATCAGGCGGTGCTTTAGTTATAGGTGGCGGCGATCATATCGGTGATTACGTAGAGCAGACTTCGTGGCAATTATTGGGAGGGTTAGCGCAACGACGTAACGCTTACAAAGATGGTAACTTAATACCACAAGAAATGGGACAACTATTAGACCGTATGATTAAGGTCGACGGGCGTATAGGCCCTATCTCAGTTACGCCAACTATGATGAAGCGTTTGGGCAAAGACGTGGCAGAAGCAGCCGCAGTTGTCGCAGCTCAATCAGCTGAGGCAATGATGCAGGATTACCTTAATACCACCGGTGCCGCATTAAAAGCGGCTATTTCGGCTAATACCGAAGCTGTAACGGATCTGTCCACTGCGGCTGGCGTATCTCCGTCGTTAAGAGGATTAAATAAAGGAACTAGGCCATTTGGTGATGCGTCTTCTCGGTTAGTTGCATGGCTAATGGATGGTGCAACTTATAACGATTTTATTGACGAGACATTAATCAATGCTAGTCGTCTATTTCAGATCGGTAATATTTCTATTATGCAAGATGGCATGGGGCGTCGATTTGTTGTTTCAGATATTCCCGCTTTATCAGAGGGTGATAAGCAAAATGTTTTAGGATTGACGATTGGCGCCGCTGCTGTGAGTACAACTCCATTAATTATGAAAGCTCAGGATGTCCTAGGTAAAGAAAATGTCAAAGCTTTGATGCAAGGCGAATACGATTTCACTTTAGGTGTTCGAGGCTATCAATGGGCTAAAGATAGTATTAAGTCGCCAACTAACGCTCAAATTAGTGATTCTGAAAACTGGGCTAAGATCGCAACAAGTATCAAAGATACTGCTGGTGTTTTAGTTAACTTCGGTAAAGCCTCAACAAAAGCCGCACCATCAAAATAATAACAAGGGGGAAACCCCTTATTTTTTAGGTTAATCATGTCAATTGAAATCACATTAGAGCAAGCAAAAAAGCAACTATCATCGATGGGCTTTGTAACATCTGATTTTATTTTAACGTCTATGATCTCAATCGTTAACAGTATTGATGATTGTCTAGATGCTGCTGGTTATTCGGGTGATGTTATTAAGCTTATTAAAATGTACTCCGTTATATTGATGCTTGCATCGTCAGATGTACGAAAAGTGTCATCAGAATCAGCACCATCAGGCGCCTCTCGTTCTTATCAATATTTTGAGGATGGGAGGGCATCCTTACTATCAATGCTAAATAAGTTAGATACGAAAGAATGCACAAGCGCATTACCCCTTACCAAAAGTAATAGCTTATTACAATTTAATGTGATGAGGGGGTTATTCATGTCTGATTTGGCTAATTGGTCATACACTGCAAAAGCAACAATTTGGCAATGTGTAGGTGAAGACGAGTACGGTAAAAAGCTATTTGGTAAGCCAATAGTCATTGATTGTGATTACGGCATGGATAACGCTAATCGTGTCGAATCAATGGGCTTAGGTTTTGCGGTGAAAAATACATTTTGGACTGAGTACGCCAAAGCAAAAACTAATGACTACATTTTGCTAGGTGAAAGCTCTGAGGCTAATCCCGTACAAGCAGGCGCGGACATGATAAGGCATGTTATTCAATACGCTGACACATTTGAGCGTTTAGCTGATGATTTTGCATTAATAACGGCGGTGTAATATGGGCGTTAATGTAAAAGGCGTTAAGCAAAGCATTGATAGGTTTAATACAATTATTAATGATATTCAGGGTCGAAAAGCAGTAAGGGCAATACAAGCATCTTTAATTATTGGTGGTGCTCAAGCAGCTATTTATACACCAATTGATACATCAGCATTGATTAATAGTCAGTTCCGAGAAGTATTAGTTAAAAACGGAATTATTACAGGCCGCGTTGGATATTCTGCTAATTATGCTGCTTACGTAGCTGATCCGAATATTTACATGAAGTTTAGGCGCGCAACTGCTAAAAAAGACTTTTTGAATAAAGGATTTGAAGATACAGCGAGGCTTAGATATGAAGTTATCAGAAAGGAAATGGCATTATGAAGATGTACCAGCGGATTAGGGAGTATCTCGCACAGTCTGGAATTATTGATAATGCAGTTATTCAGTACCTCATCTGGAAAGATAAAGGAAAAGATAAAACCTATATTGTATTCAGACCTAATGGTGGATCGGCATTAAGTGATGTATTGGGTAATGAATATCACGTATTAATCGATTTTATCGCGCCCGATAACGACGCAGAGAGCATTGATGACTTAGTGACTAATATTGTTGATTACATCATGAAAA